CGCCCTTGTCCCAATGGTCAAACAGGTAGAACTTATAAGCACCTTCCTCCGCCGTGTAGGTCGGGGTATCGCCTTCATACAACACCATGCTGCCATAGGGGGCAACTGTTTTCTGCTTCTCCGCACCATTGTTCAGGTAGCGCACGGTATACTTCCGCACACTCTTGGTATATTTGGCCGTTACGGTCTGGTTGGTAAATACTGTAACAAACTCTGTGTCCCATCCAGCATAGGTAAAGTCAGTGCTCACCGTGCTCTTCTTGGTCGGCTTCGGGATCGGCTTATCCGCACGGGTCACAGGGTCAACAGCCTTACCACCCTTGTCAATGTACTGCACATCCAAAACTGTGTGCTCGTCATCATCATTCACAAAGGTCCAGGTAAACTGTTCCACCAGCGTGTTGTAGCTGATCTTCAAATCCGGCCACTGTGCATTAAACTCTGCCAGTTTCTTTTCACGCATAATGGGCACATGTACCTTGCCCTCCAGTACAGAGTGCTCGGTGTTATAGCCGTTCTCATCTAGGCCGGTCATCGTGTACAGTCGGTCAAGCAGCGCTGTATCCTCGCATTCCCAATCAAGGCCAGTCAGGCGCACGCGGTTCAAACCTGTGCATTTTTCCAACATAGCTTTCAGGTCAATGGTCGGGCAGCTTTCCACAACCAATGTGGTCAGGTTCTCATAGCCGTCAATCTTCAAATCGGTCAGGTGATTCAGGCTCTGTGCCGTCAGGCTTGCAATCGCAGGCAGTTCAGCCTTTTCAATCTTGCCGCCCTTGGCAAACGCCACACCGGTAATACCGCTGCCGCCGGCATAAAAATCGATCAGGTTTACACATCCCGCCAAGCTGATGGATTTCTTCAGGTTTGGCACATTCTGCAAATTCAGGTGTTCCAGCAGCGTATTGTTGCCAACCGCAAAGTCGGTCAGGTTTGTGTTGCGGTAGCCTTCGGTGCCGTTGCCAACCTTCAAGTCGGTCAATTTCGCACCATGGCTAAAATCAACATACCCAGGGTAAAATCCACTAATGTCGCCAATGCTCTGTATCAGGCTGGCATTGTAAACATAAACCTCGGTATCGTTCATGGCTGCAATCGGGCACTCAATCGTGTAGGTCTGGCCGCGCTTACCACGCATTTTTACCGGGTTGGAGCCATACAAAACACTCACATAGGTATCTGCATACGGGCGGATATGGAACGTACCGTCCGGCTGCACACCTGTCCAGTTGGTCGGGGTATATCCGCGGATCGTCATATCATCAGCCGTGCAGGTCGTACCGCTGTACTTGCTCGCAATATACTTTTCCTGGTACTTCTGGTACTGGCGGCGCTGGTGGCGCTTGTTGCCGTGCATCATCGGCAGGTAACTGGTCGTTCCATTGTCTTCATAGGTGCGGAAATATTTGCGCCGCATGTCCATGATCCAAAGCTTTTCGGGCTTCACATCCTGGTACGCCTCAATCTTGCGCAAAATACGGTTTGCACTCCAGGCCAAAGCGCTCTCACGGTTCAGGTACATCTTCTGCAAGTCGTCCGCAAAAAGATCTCGTACCTTGCACCACAGCTTGCTGTCTGCCGCGTTAAACACGCTCTTGGTGCCAATGGTGTCGGTGTCCTCATAGCCGTAAGTCAGTGTCAATCCGCCCTCATTGTCGTTGCCTTGGCAGGTATCATTATCGTAATCCATGCAAAAATCCCAATGGATCAGATCTTCTGTGTGGGGGAATACATTCTTGGCGCGGTTATCCACCATTGTGTGGCGCTCAGTGAACAGATAAAAGAACAGCACACTGTCCTTGATGAAGTGGTCCTCAAAGTGGGCCTTAAACTCTGCATCATCTGCATTTACTACCCAGGTCAGCAAGCTCTGCCAGGCATTCTTTGCCGCCTGTGTTTCTTCCTCGGTACACTTTTTGCTAATATAGCGGAACTCAAAGCTGTGGTCGCCGTCCCAAGTTTCCTGGCTCAGATCATCACTCAAAAAGCGGGTCTGGGCATCGGTGTTATTATCAATCTCAACAATAACTTCCTTGTGGTTTTCGGGGTCCATGCCCTGGGTGTCATTGTTCTTCTTGCTGTTGCCAATATCACCGCAGGCGTAAAAATGCCACTGGCCGTCCTTAAACACCGTTGCATTCTCCACGTCCGTCTCCTGGATAAACACCACGCACGGGTAAAACGCCATCGTGTCGCGCACCTTCGGGTTCTCTTTCTTTGCCTTGCGGGTATATGGGTTAAACGTGTTATAATCATCTGCAATGCAGGCGTTATTTGCGTTTTCAGAGCTTGCAATGTTTACCTTGATATTAAAATATTTCTCCGGGATACTGTTCTCGGTCAAGGTATAGGTGCTTCCGGCGCTGTCGTCGCCAAACGTAAATCCGCCGGAACAGTTAATATCAATGTTTCGGCCGCTCTCGCCATACGCATTGGAGCTGGTGCCCTGGCCTTTATGGCTGCCGGTCGCGGTCCAGTTATCCTCCACAGCGCGTCCGTTCTTGTAAATCTGCTGGATGGTGGTATTAAAAACCTCATTCTTTTTGCCGGTCGTAAAGGTCGGAGCACTGATCTTGATAATGCGCAGGTCCGGGCACTTCTCGGCCAAAAGGTCAGCATCCAGTTCGCCGCTCACGTTGGTAATATCGTTGCGGTTATAGCGTTCAATCATCAGCTCGGCGTTCTTGGCATCCGCAATAAAGTTGTCCAGGATCTCATCGTCCGTCAGCTCCATGCCGTAGGTCTTCATGCGGTATACCTGCACATCACAGTCCGCAGAACCAATCGTAATGCCAACCGGACTTGCTTGTGTAAAGTTGTCGCTTGCATCGTACAGTTCCACCTTGCAGGGGATACCGTCGCACCATAGCACCATCTCTTTATACTTGCTGTCCGGCAAAATATTGAACTCAAACTCCAAAAAGTCATCTTCGCAAATCGGCAGCTCAATGCGGTTCTGCTGGCTGGTCAGGGTAATTTTCTGTGCCTGTACCGTCAAACCAACGTTGCCATTTGCGCAGGTTAGTGCCGTAGCATCGTAGTCTCGCACATTGGTGGTCTTAAACACCAGCTTAAAGTTCTTACCCTTCTTTTTGGCATCGTCCGCAAACAGCTTATAATCCAGCGTGGCGGTAGTTCCGGCTTTCACACAAAAGTAAGTGTCGCCGTCCTCATCAATCTGGTAGCCGCCATTGCTCCAGTCAAAGTTGTCGCTTACCGTCATCGCAGTATTGCCATCGGTCCACAGGCGGTTTTCGTCTGCATTGGTTCGGCCAGCCGGGTTAAAGTCAAACATCAGGTTGGTCTTCACCGGCTCAATGTTAATACCCAGCTCGGTAATTTTTACATTGATAGTCTTTACCGTCTCGCCGCAGGTAATGGTCAGCACATGGCTACCAATCTCACTGCTCTTGTACGTCCAGGTCTGTTTGGTACGTCCTACCGTCAGCTTGCTGGCAACAATGCCATCCACAGCCAGGGTCACATTGGTGTTGCTGCTGGCCGGGTCATACACGGTATAGCTGATCGCAACATTGCTGTACTGCTTGGCACTGTAATCCAGCACGGCGCAACTGATAATCGGGGTATTATTACCCTCTTCCACCCACATAATATCGTGGCGCAGGGTGTTGCTTGTTACCTGTTTGCCATTGATCTCCGCCGTCATGCTCACTTCCAGCAGGTGGCTGCCGTGCTTCTGGGTGGGCAAATTGTAAGTCATCTGGCGGCCTGTCACTGCAGTGCTTGTTCCGCCAATCGCTTTGCCATCCAACTTAAAGCTGATGTTTTTGGCAATATTGCCATACGGAGTAAACCGGTAAGTTACTTCGCCGGAATAAAAAAGAGAGTCATCAAAAATGCTCTCCAAATAAAACTCAACAACATTAACCGACCAGTTCTTGCTGCCCACACTGCCCATGCTGTCCGTAACCTGCAGCCGCACGGTGTTGTCACCGCTGTGCAAGTATTGCGTTACATCAAAGGTGTTCTTGCCCTGGGTGATGGTCGTGGTTGCCACCTTGGTGTTGCCCACATACCAGTTGCCAGTCGCATTGCCGGTGTCATCGCCAGCATTGTCCACACTCGTAAACTTAAAGCTGATCAATGCACTGTCACCCTGAACTACAGTCAGGCTGCTGTCACCAATTCGTTCAATGGTAATGGTGCTAGTTGCCTCACCGCCGCCACCGCCACCACCTTTAATGGTGACAACAGTCTTGGTTGTGCCGTCTTCCAACAGGCTCAAATGACCGTCATCACTGGTGTAGGTAATGTCGTACTCATGGCCGTTGCTAGGCTTAATATCTTTGATCTTTTCCTGGATCTCTGCAATGTCGCTGTTGGCTGTATCCACACTGCTCTGCAAGGCTGTCACGGTATTCTTGGTCACAGTCAAATCATTGGTAAATCCATCCAGAGCAGTTTTGTCCGCTTTATCAGCCAGCAGTTTGTTGGTTGCTTCCTTATTATAATAATCACTCTGCAAGGTGTTCGGCAGGTCGCCCACACTATCCTGCAAAGCTTTCACGGCTTCGTTGTTGCTGGTCTTATATTCATCCAGCGCTGTGCTTACCGGGTTTACCGCCGCGCTGATCTTAGCATCCACCGTCTTGCCATATGCGGTCGTCCACTCTGCGCTGGGATCGGTGCTCAAGGTTACAGTTTTAATCACTGCATCGCCGTTATAAAATGTTAAAGCACGGGTGCCCGCATCATACGCACAGTTAAAAGCCGCCAATCCGTCGATCCCAGAAATCTTGCCTTCCAACAGTGTAACAAAGCCGTCCACTTCTTCCTTGTTATAATACTTGGCAAGCTCCGTGGTCAGCTCAGTTTTCTTGGTGTAGTTGGTGTCAAGGTCACTCTGCAGCTCCTGTTTAATTCCTGCTGCCGCATTCTGGATCTTATTATCCACACCCGCCGCAGCGTTGGCTGCATCCTGTGCGCTGGCCTGTGCGGCACTGGCATAGCTGGAAGCCTGGCCAACCTTCTCGTCCATCAGGGCAACAAAGCTTGTGTACCAGTCGTTATCCGGTTCCACCATCTTGGTGCCACTCAAAGCTTCCAAGATATTCAGCTCACCGTTTGGTCGTGTGCGCCACATATAGGTCTCGCTGCGTTCATTTACACCGGTTGCAGTGATCTCAAAGCGCACGGTTCCCTTCTTGCTTGTCACACTATTTGTAACCAGCCAATAAAACCGGATCGTATCATCGTTGTAGGTAACATTGATCGGCGTGGCATATGCTTCCTGCCCGTCCACATTCAGGTAATGTACCTGCAGCATCATCTGCATCAAATCAATGCCGTCATATCGCCGCGGCATCTTAAATGGGATCACCTGGCTGTTGGTTTCCTGGGTAATGTTGATCTGGCTCTCGTCCATCACAACATTTTTCATCTCGTCAATGCTCGAAAACGCATCGTCGTTATATTGGCTGTACCACAGGTATTTTTCACTGCGGGTGTAGCCGCCGTCATCATTGGCCTGCGCCTCCGGCATATCAACCACCGCGGCCATGGGGGTAGCCTCAGCCTGCAATGCCACCGGCTCTGTTTTGGCCGCCATCTCAGCCGCCATCCGTTTCGACTCTTCAAAACTTAATGCCATGTTTTCCTCCTCCCCTTTCTATTTTTTCAAACAAACAATACAATATGGGCGTGGCACTTATCGCCATCGCTGTTCAGCTTCACGCGCCATTGGGTGTACACTGTGGATATGTTCAAAGCCTGCTGCTTGTATACAGCCTGCAGTCCGCTTCCGCTGTCCCACACGTCCGTCCAGTTGCTGCCGTCGTTGCTGGCCTGCACCCACACTCGGTTAAGTCTGTTTTCTGTTCCGGTCTTACTCACACTGACCACAACCCATGCGTGCTGGCAACCGCCAGTCGTCACCACGTTGCTGTAATGGTCGCCATTGGTTGTATCCTTATCAATCGTTGCAATTCGGCCTCCGGCTTTACCAGTCAGGTCGGCAATGCTTTCGCCGTTCACAATCTTATCTTCTGTGCAGCCAATCCCTTTGCGGAAATCGGCCAGGTTCACGCGCACTTCCGGTGCCCAAAAATTACCGTCACTTTTGTATGCACCCTCGTCAATATTACGCAGCGCAAAATACTCGCTGTCGGTTCCAAAACCCATGTCATGGGCAAAGCCATAGCTGCGCCTGGTCAGGGTACCCTGCGTACAGTTGCCATTCTTATCAATAAACTTCTTGTCGCTGGCCACATCATTGGCGGTTGCCGCATTGGTGGTATCATCCTCCAACAGGGCTTTGGCCGCCGTGCTTGCGGTTCCCCACAGCCACATCACGTTATCGTAATAGCAGCCACTGTAAATATCGTTGGTTTTCTGGTTATCTGTGGCTACACACAGCCGGGTCACACCGTCCTTTTTCTGCACGGTCATCTTGGTGCTCTCGCGCTCGCCGCCCTGCAGCTGGGTTGTGGCAGAATAAGTCTTGATAGATCCTTTTACCAATTTGCCATCTACCCAAGCAGTTTTTCCTTCCAGGATAGATTTTTCATCCGCAGTGCCCGGTGTATTGCTATCCAGCCCGCTTGCGCTGATCGCACCGCCGCTGTAATAGCCGGACTTGATCTGGTAGCTCTCGCCGTTGGCCAACTCTGCCGTTACATTGCCGTAATTCTGCATGGTGCCGGTTTTCAGGGTTTTGTTCTTGCTGTAAAATGTCTGTCCTGCCAGCACCTGGTCCGGCAAAGCAGTCGTGGCAGCCAGCTTGGAAGCCCCAATGCCGCTGCCGTTAGTAAAATTTACAATGTTTCTCCTCGTATCGTACTGGAAAATCACCCACTGCCCGGCACCAATCGCACCATCGCCCAGCTTCTCTGTGCCGCAGTAAGCGTTGCTGGTCATGTCTTTGCCATTGATCACCAGTCTGTGCCCGTCATTGAACGCTGTGGTAAAATATGCTTTGCCGTTAGCCGCGTTGCTGTAACTGCTGCCGCTCTTGCATGTCAGGGTATGGGTCCCGCCGCTGTAACTGTAGCTGTATTCATGGATCATCATGTCGGGGTCAAACTTGCCGTCAACGATGTAGTTCACCGCTCCGGCATAGTGCTGTTCCAGTGCAGTAATCGCATGTTTCACATGGTTAATGTCCGCCGCCTTAATAATGTATTTGCGCAGGCCGCTGTTCTGGTTCAGGTAATTGCTGGCCTCGGTATACTTGCCGTCTGCCAGGTACTTGGTGTACTGGGCTGCCGCTGCGGCATGGCCGCTGTCCAGGTCGGCATTGTCTTCAAACGTATCAATACCTTCCGGGAACTTTGTATAGGTATCTGCCATTACTTATCACTCTGCCACTCAAAATGTGTTGAAATATACTCAAACACATCGAGAAATTGAAGTCCTTGCGGATACTTCTTACTGCTTCAATGTGTATGCTTTGACGATTATAAACAATACGCTACTCACAAGTTCTTGTACACTCCGCAGTCGTAAATTCCCGAAATAGCCTTCGGTACATACTTACGCTTGCTTTTATTATGCAACTTCGTAAGTTAAAGCATCTCTTAGATTAAGAGCAGCATTAAAGTCCCTATCCTCGATATAGCCACAATCACAACGGTATATTC